TTTATCTGTTTTCCGACGATATACCCGAAGGAAATACAGAGAAAACTATTTATATGAAAGTCGAATTCAATCACGCTGGAAATGGTAAAACTATGCCAATGATTGTAATGCCGAAAGAAGAACTTACAATTGAAAACTTTATTGAAAATCTTTTCATACCGATAACAATTAAAAAACTTGACGATAAATACATCTATATAATAGACGGTACCAAATGCCAATGTGAAAATGGTGATTTGAAACTGTGCTTATTTGAGCCTAAATTAACAATACAACAAAATTAAAAACATGGAAACTATAAGAAAAAAAATATGTCTTGATAATTTAATAAGTCATAGAAATGGCATCTCATCATACATACCCAAAGACGATGAGAATAATGCCATAAATTATGTTATTTCCACATCAAGCAAAAGTAATTATGGAATGTTTCCATGTGATTTTGTGTTAATTCAACGCAATAAAAATCAAGACACTCAAACACAAATTGATACTGTTAAATATACTGAATTATCAAGGCTAAAGTATCTTGATGCACTTAGATGGTATAACAGCACAATTGGAGTAATAGAACAAGGTAAAATATTAAAAAGAATAAGTTATAATTATGAGGATATAACACATACTGATTGTGTTTCACCTGAAGAGCCGTTGGAAAATTGTGGCGTTTCTGCTTCTGCTGTAACTGATTATGATTTAATCAAGACATCTTTGTTTGTCACTGATGACAGTGAAGAAAAATCAATGTTCAACTGTGTTCTTGTTGATTCATCACTGTTAAAAGAATATAGCAATGGAAAATACATATATAATGAGGAAAATACAGTTAGATATAAAAATATAACTGAAAACAGTCTTATTGATTTAGACGAATTACCTGAAGATGAAAAGATATTTATCGCCAAAATGGAAAAATTTGTGATTGGCCCTGATGGTGATGTCGATGATGTTTCCACATATAACGGTGATTTGTTTACCATGACCGAAAATGACAGAATTTTCATAATAGATAACTATGATGATTATCTTGAAAAAGAAAACAAATGGAATGAATGGTGGACAAATGGGTGGAATACATTTTATGGTTATTTGTATGTTGAGAATTGGGAAAAAATGGTTTTTGACAGTAACTATGAAAAACCAGTTTCATTGCGCTTTATATATGATTTTGAAAAATACATCTTAGGTAAAATAAGAGTGCCTGAAATATACAATGGTGAACGTATTACTGGCAGTAAAGTTCCGAATTCAGTTTTTTATCTTAATTATAAAGACTATCTTTTATGGTTTGAAGAAAATGAAGAATATTTAGATTCAAATGAAGACATAAAAAAAGAATGGGATAAACGTGGTGGTAAAATGTTTAAATATTTCTTGATGGATATAACACCTGTTCTTTTTGATGGAAATTTAATTGTAAGTGGTTATGAGGAAGTGACTGAAGATTATTATTTTGATTTCGCCATACCAAATATCGAAATTGATTTAGCAATTGAGAACGAGTTCGTTAATGAATATAGTTATGCTGTTTATGAGTATTCGGTAGGTGTTGACGGTGAACTTATTGATGCAACCATGGAATATGAAAAGGGTGATGATGGTGAAATAGAATCAGCCTTGACCCCTGCATTTTATTCATTCACCGCAAATCCAATTAAAGTAGAATCAAAATTAGATACCTTAATTAAAAGAAGAGATATATATTATTTTGATAGTAATTTATATGGAGCAATGCCATATTTCAATGGCAATACGCCGCAAGAATCACTTGGTAAAAGATTATTTAAATGCAAATTTTATAGCGGCCAATGTAGTGAGTCTGAAATAATAGGATATACCCGCACAAAGATTGATTTTTATGTACAAAATAGTGAAGAAGAATGGTATCTTGACAGAACTTATAATGTTGGTCCAAATATACTTTATGACACGCCAGAAGAAAAACCAAAAACACATAGTGGATGTTATCAAGTTGTTGGTATAAAAGAAGTTAGTTCCGCAAGTACAATAGACACAGGTGATACGCAACAAATTAATGGTCATTCTGATGATGGAAAAATAAGAACAATTTCTTCAATAACATATTATACACAAACGATAACAAGAACATATGAGTGGTGTGAATGTGTAGAAGTTACAGGTGATACTTCAAATATTATTTGTGGTGATGGGGAAGAATGTGACTTTTCTGATATGAGTAATCCAAAATATAGAAACATATTAATATTGCCATGTGTTCCTAATGCCGTTGAAGACGCAGCACCAGGCAAAGAGTATTATTACATGGTAAAATATAACAATGGTTTTACCAATATAGGTTCAGGCGTACCAATAGATAAGCAAATTCACCCCAAAACTTTGGATAACTTACCATTTGAAGTTGGAAAGAAAGTTAATATAGAAACTTATACTGACGGCGATACCGAAGTTGTAAAATATGATATGGTTAGTGCCTGTACAATTTCCGATGAAGATGGAGACAATAAAGGGACAGCAATGATAGAATATATTATAGGTGCCACAGAGGGCGAAGATATTGAAACAAGTGGTATCCATTATGTTGACACCTATTATTATGAGTCTAACTTCTTTGTAAATGCTGTTATAGATGGATATTATAATGCTGATATACTTTGTAAACAATACTCATTAACAAAAGAAACGGCACACAGTGATGACTATAATGCAGATAGGGAATATATTCCATCTAAAATAATAGGAATGGAAGTTGGCACACAATGGACACCAGAAAGTTCATTAAGGGCCTATTTATATACAGATGATAGTTTTGATAACTTAATTGAGTACCCCAATGTTGATGTTGACATTACATTTGATAGAGGTAATGCCGCCGCATGGGAAAAACATTTTAAACTAAGTGAATGCAATTCATTCGCTGATTTACAAAACTACGGAAATAATTATTTTAATTTAGAATAAATGAGTACAGGAGTTTTTGGGTCAATAAGACCTGCTGATATAAATCCGGATATTGATGTCACAATGTGTTATCAATATAAACCGACAAGGGGAGAAAGCGATGATGATTTCCTTGGCTATAAAGACCTTATACCAAGCGAATGCTTATCTCATTGTGTTAATGAAGATGAAGAAACTGTAATTGGACTTTATAATTTAAAATTACCTTTAAAATATTTTAACAAAAAGGGTATATATAGCGTTTATATTAAACCAAAGGAATGTGCAGCCAAAATCATAGATGTCAGCGTTTTAGCAGCATATCCATCAGTTAAGGGTGTTGTTTTAAATATTAGTGAAGGCGAATTAAACGGTTTAACTGATTTGACTGGCTATCGTATTGATTATGGCAATGGTATCTCAAGGCTGATAAAATCTTGCAATAGGTGTGAACCTGTTGTAGTTAATACAGGAGACGGTTATCCAAAAACGACAAGATATAATTTTACTGATACAAGCAGTAATCTTGTTTTTTGTACAATTAGTCCGTCTTCAGCCCCTACATTTAAACCAAATGCAATACCTTATATTGGTGAACCTGGACTTGAAGTAAAAGTTGTTAATACAAAATTTAGTCCCAAATTGATTGAAATTGAGTTAGTTGACCACGATGAGGATACGATTTCATATATGTTGGAAGGTGACCAAGCAAATGACAGAGATAATGGTATCATAACAACTTACAATGAAAACCATGAGATTTATCATCAGGCCGAATACTATGTACTTAAGGATAGATTGGGTAATCCATTATATAACATCAAGAAAAAGAGAAACAACATTGACCATGGTCAAGATTATGATAATATAATTTAAAATTAAAAATTAGAATATGTCAAGAAAAGATGATTTAGTTAAAAGTAGGTCCATATATACATTAAGGGCGAAACATATGACGGTCCCTAATGGAACCATATATGAGAATGACCATGTTACCTTGATAAAAGACGATGGTATCTTTAATGATGAGGTCGCCTTGTTTTCTGATTCTAATTTTAAATTCAAGATAAACACGTATAACAACGGCAAGAAAAAACATTCACGCGGTGGTTTTACACAACTTGACGATGGAAGTGGCGATGTATGGACTTTGAATAATCTTCCTGTTGTTCAAATGGCAACTGATGGTGAAATTATATTGAAAAACAATTATAAATCAATAAAAGATTTTGCTTATTACGGTTCGGCTGTTGAATTGTTAAAAGCAACAGTAAATGATATCATCATGAGATATCCAGGCGGCTTATATGTTTGCCGTGAAGAAATAACGCCGACAGTTCAAATAAACGGAAATACATACTATGTCGTATCAAATGAATTTAATATTGACTTTTGGTCACCTGTTGGCTGCACTGTGGAAGATGGCGAAAATCCTTTGAGGGTGCTTGGAGCAAGTTATGAAAATTATGTTGATGCAAGTGGTAATTCAATTGAAATTAAAATTTATATTGAAGGTGACTGCCCTGAAACAATAATTGGTACGTTTGAATTAGTTGGCATCGAAAGTTTTCCAATTTATCTTAATGCAGAAGGTGAAAAATTTTTATTAACCGATTCGGCAAGTGAAGAAGGTCGTATTATAATTGAGCCTAAAAAAGAATTTTTTGACGATTTTTGGAAAACAATTGATGATTTTGAAAGGGTTTTATTGAATAAGAAAAGTAAACCCATATATAAAGCAATTCTTGAAAACCCATATATTAAAGATGGCAAGCATTATTATGAATATAAACCGTTTACATGGCCTTGTATAATCAATGAAGTTCCTGATGTATCAAGCAGTATCTTTTGGGGCTATTTAAATTCGCTTTTGGATATAGCCGAATACTATGATGAATATGACTCTGATAACATATGGAGAATGCTAACCCATGAATCAATAAAGAATTTGGATTATTCATTCAAAAGAACCAGTACTGATGAGGATATTGATGCATCAGACCTTGATTTTTCAAGAATGAAAGCAATGTTGAGGATACATGGAAGGGTTTTTGACGATATTAAAAGATATGCCGACGGTATTAAGTGTGTTAACAATATAACTTATGACGGTGCAAATAATCTTCCTGACTATTTCCTTTCAGATGTTGTTGAACTTGGCGGTTTTGAAGCAAAATCAATAAATCAATTACAAAAAACTGAAGAAATTGACGGTGTTGTTGTTGATATTACATCAGAAGATTGCTTTAGTGGTATTTCGCCTGTTTCAGTAAATGAGATAAACGGGGAATTTATGAGAAGATTTGCCTTGAGTAAGGACTATATCTTGTCGGAAAAAGGCACAAGACGAGGCATACAATCAATAATGGGTATGTTCGGTTATAGATATAGAGACCCATTAAACGAAACATTAGATTGTACAGGGGATTATACCATAAGGGAATACATTCGTGTGGCTAACAATTTCCCAAATTATAACGAAATGACACGTCTTAGATATTATAATGAAGGTGAAAACGGAAACCCAGATACTCTTGGAAATAGGAATAATATGGAAGGCTTTCCTGTTGCTGTTGTTTCTCCTTATCCGTATAAAGAAGAAATGACAGAAGACGATTACTATCTAATTCCATGGGTTAATAGTAATGAAAATTATCTTGACAACATATACTTCCAAGAAAAAGGTGGATGGGGAAAAATCCATGAAAAAGATATAAATTTAAGCATAACAGAAGCAAAAGTAATTAAGGATAAATATAATGATTTCTGTCTTGATTTATGGGGCGAGACATTACCTTATATAATGTATGTAAATGACGTTGATGAATTGGTTTCATTATCAAATGATGTCATTTATGAGGGTATGATTTGTTATGTAACAGATATATCAAAGGTATATACCACATATTCGGCAGAAACCGATTATCATATTAATGTAATCAGTATAGACCAAGCAGAAGTTAAAGACTATTCACATTATTTTATATTATACAACACAGCATTATCAACCCATATCGGATATGTAAACAATGATTTATACTCTTGCTATGGATGGAAATGTATTATGAATTATGAATTTAATGGGGATGAACCACAAACTCTTGATGGTTTAAAGGTTTTATATCTTGAATCATTAAGTTTAGATACAAAAGGAAATAATCCACATTGTGGCTATGGAAAATATGATAATGGCGACAGTTATATTGAGAAATTAAACCATCTTTTCGGTACACAAGTTGACGAGGGCGTATTTGATTATATGAAAACCGAATATCCCGAAGATTATGAAGCAATTTGCACTTCAGGTTTTTCAATCGGTGATTTAATCGAAGACAACAGGAAAACATATTATTTCTACCCTTCAGAAACCGATGGTCATAGTTCAGAAATCGTTTTCAAATCCACTAAATCAGCAGAAGAAGTAATGGATAGTCTTGATTACATTGAAAACTATAACAATTTTGTAAATCCTGAAGAACACGGGCCCCATGCTGAACAAGGTGAGTTTGATATTGCTGCATTTTCAGTTGTTAATGTTAAAAATTTAGTAATAGCAATAAGAACCGACAATAATAAACCTTTTGAAGATTATCTTAGAAACACTGTTTTTAAATATTTGAATGAAATGATACCTTCAACAGCAATTTTAAATTATAAGTTTTTGTATAGCAAACAAGTTATACCAGCACAAAAAGCCTCAGCAATGGATAGAATACAGACTAATAATGGTTCAATTACTGACGGCGTTGTTGCTGACGGTGTTATAACAAGCGATTCAACCACATATTTTGTTGAAAATAATATAGAAAATTGATTTACAATGGCAAATAACAATACAATAGTTTTTAGTTGGAAGATAACCGATACTGATTATGGCTATTTATGGACTCCAAAAACAAATGGCCCATGTATAGCCAATAGAATAACCGCCAATAGCGATTTGGAACAAATTGTCGGAGAAATTTCAACATGGGACGCTTCAACTTATGAAGATTATTTTAACCAATTAAGTAATTTGATTTATGAAAATTTTTCAATACATATTGAAGGCGATTATTCAAATTATTATCACCCTGACAATAGCAATAAATCATATATAATGTTAACTGGTAAGGACGGGGCAACTTTGCCACAAGATAATAATGCTATTGACAAAGAAGTTTTAGATAAATTAAAAAATTATATTGTTGTTGAAGTTTCTGACACAACCCAAGATGTAAAAAGTGATGTAAACAATTTTAAGGCTTCAGTAAACCAAACATTGGAAATATTTAACCGTGATGTTAACGCCAGAGTAAGACAAGCGCAAAAGGAATTGGCCGATAACACCAATAATATTATTAACCGTAGATTGACTGATATTACCAATCAAGCTACCGAAGACATTATGACCACAATCAATAACGAAATACCAATAAGTGCTTTGCAAGAACTTATTGAAGGTACTGAAATTCGTGAATTTGAAAGAACAATAAATGATAGAGTTGAACGCAATACAGATGATATCACCAATTTAAGAGCAGATATATCAGCCCAAAATGGTAGAATTGAAGATATAAATAATTCATTAAACAATGAAATCGTTGATATAAACCAAAGAATTATTGGCTTATCAGATAATGTCATGGAACTTGCCGAAGAAGTCGAGCGTTATATTCCAGGAATTGAACTTTTTAACGACAATGCACGAGAAGATTCACAAGAAACCGTAATAAATAGAAAATCAGCCATGGCAGAAAATGAAACAGTTCTTGAAACAGAAACAATTGATAATGAAGATGGAACTTATGATATTATTTCAAGGATTGGTGAGGATACATATAATATTAGGATATTGTCTTCAGAAAACAAGTTAAAAACTACAGAATCAAACCAAGGTTTAACATTGGCTAATAATGGTTTTAAATATTTGGATAAAAGTGGGTCCTTTATTTCATTAATAAATGGAACAATCAAATTATCAAATTCTGATGGAAGCGGAAAATTGGAAATTAAAAAAGACGGACTTTATATCAATGGTGTAAAACAATGATGTTAAAAAGTTAAAAAAAAGTCTTAATTTTTTTTTTCTAAAATTTACACTATTTATAATTATAATGATAATAAACTAAACAAAAAGAATAAAAAATGGCAAGAAAATCGCAAAAATTAATTAATTATCATGGTACGACCGAGTTTGGCTCAAGCCAATTATCTGAATTGAAAATCGGTGAAATTGCTGTAAAACACTCAGCCGATGGTAACGCACAGTTGATAATTAAAACTGGTAGTAATGATGAATCCGCATCACAGGCTATTTTTATTGAAAGTGCTGCTGTTGCTAATATGATTACACAAGCCTTAACAGGCACTTATGCTACCATAGAATATGTAAATGGTGCTTCTGCTAATGCTTATACCGAAGCGGTAACAGACGCAAATGGTTATACAGATACCGTTAGTGGTTATATTGCAACTGCATTGTATGCACATACTGGTGATAGTACAATACACTTAACAACAGATGACGTTAAAACTCAGATTGAAGAATACAATTATGCAACAATAGAATATGCAAATGCAGGTTCTGGCAATGCATATAATAACGCTGTAACTTATGCGAATACAGCATCTTCTAAAGCATATACTGATGCAACAGCTTATACAGATACTGTTAGTGGTTATATTGCAAATTATGTCTATGATACACTTTCAACAGTTTATACATATAAAGGTTCAAAAGCCACTTATGGAGAATTACCATCTACTGATAATAAAACTGGTGACGTTTGGAATGTTGTTGCAGCACATGGTGATACACCAGCGGGAACCAATTATGCATGGACCGGTAGTGGATGGGATGCACTTGGTGGTACAATTGATTTAAGTACATATGCAACAAAAGAGTATGTTAATGGTGAGATTGATGCATTAAGTGCAACTTATGCAACAACAGGTACTGTACAAGGTATTAACGATACATTAACAGCACATACTGCTAATACCATAATCCACGTAACAGCTGAAGACAAAACAACATGGAGTGGTAAACAAGATGCCATTACAGACCTTGCTGAGATTAGAACTAACGCCGCTTCAGGTTATGCAGCATATACAACAGTAACAGCACATACTGCTGATACTACAATTCACGTAACAACAACAGACAAAACAACTTGGAACGATGCTGCTACTGCAATAACACAACATATAGGTGATACCAATGTCCATGTAACAACTGCTGATAAAACAAAGTGGAATGAAGCATTACAAGGCTTTGAGTTAACAGGTACAGGTGCCTCATCAACTGGTACTCAATCCACACAATGCGGTGTTATTGCTAATTACACCACTGGCGGTACTGCAACACTTGATTTAAGTGCAATAGTAATTGACTGTGGTGAATGGTAATCAATACACCAAAGTTAATAAAAATCAAAGGGTGACGATTTTCGCCACCCTTTTTTAATTAATTCTTTTTCTTTGTGTTTGTTTTAAGCGCTTTTCTTCGTTCTTCTTCATCTTTCTTATCTTGCTGTATCTTAGACAAAATAGTCGCATTGTAAAAAGCAGATTTAACAGCGTCTTCGTTTGCTAAACAATACCCTATGGGTAAAACAACAGAATCACATCCAATTATTAGTTTATCTTTTTCAGGATTAAAAGAAACTTGTTCCATTGCCAATCTAAGTGCTTTATATTTATCAGTTTCACTTGCATATGCATGGCCCATAGGGTCAATACCTTCAAAAAAATCTTCATAACAAACAACAAACACCAATAAATCCTCATTGGTTTTATATTGTGTAAAATCATTTGCTTTAACAACCTTACATACTTCTTTGGCTTTTTTAACATAAATTGGTTCAAATACCACTCCATAAACATCAAGCCCCAATTTGCTTGAAATGTCTTTAACCATTTCCATGGTTTCATCAGTTGCTTTAGTGTATTTCATAAAAAATTTTATTTATTAAATTATTTATTTTATTATATTTTTGAAAGAAATATACAAATATTTTTTAAATATTGCAAATATGGAAGAAAATTTAGAAATATCAGAAAAGGAAAGAGAGAGACGCAGAAAGATTTCTGAGTACAGGAAGCGTGTTATCAAAGAAAAAAGGGAGAAGGGCCTAAAGGAATATTATAAAAGGTGTAAAAAGGCAAAAAAACTAAAGGAAAAATTAAAGCAAAAAGAAAAAGAGAAGGAAAAGAAGCGCAAAGAGCGTGAAGCCGAGAAAAAGAAGCACAAAAGGCCCGTTGGCCGTCCAAAAAAACCAGGGCCGAAAAAGAAATATAAAAAGAAAAAGAAATTACCGCCCAAAAAGCGAGGATATGCTCCATTCCCGCCATTTGCATACAAAATAATATCCTGCAAAAACGGAAAGCAAAACAAATTAATGGGCAAATACCGTAATGTGAAAGATGCATATGAAAAATTCAACGAATTAAAGGAAAACAATAAAAATATCATATTTCCAATAAATTCATATGGGAATAATCGTTTGAAAAATTCAATAGACGAATACATTCTTATTGAAAAAAACGAGAATAAAGAATCTTCCATGTTATCAAATGAATATGGTGTTTTGGTAGAGCATAAGACAAATGCCGAAGGATGGATTATTTTGGATAAATTCAGATATTTCAAGGAAGAAAAGTTTTGGGTATGGGGATATGACAAGAAGAGTGATAGGAAAACATTTTTATGGGTGTTTCAAAACCTATTACTTGATGGTTTTAGAGACGAGTATGAAAACAAGATGATTTGTACATATAAGAATAAGGTGGTAATGAAATCAGATTATGGGCATATTGACCTAATATTTTGTAAAACACCCGAAGACGCAATTAGATTTTACAATCTTCTTGAAAAATATTCAAAGAAAAACAAATTAAAGAGAGCAATTTTTATAGGTGATTTCAGTAAAATGAGTGACAGAAGAAAACGGCTTGAAGATGAATTAGTTGAGTATACTGGATTAACTAAATATAAGATAAGAATGAAAAACAACAGCTTTTTCTTATCATGAAAAAGAAAGGGTGGCAAATTATTGTCACCCCATTTTTATAAGTTGTTCTTTTGTTTGTTTTTATTGGTTCTAAACACGCACAGGACGCACACAGAAGCCGAAGTAACGGTCGCTGAGGTCGGCGAAGGCATCCCCCTGATTATTGATAAGACTATGAGCGTTATTAATGCTCCCACTACTAAGAGAACTTGACCAACAGTAGCCTTCCCTGCCAACGTCACTGACATTACTGCCGTTAGCGTCACCAGCAAAAGGAACAAAAATACTATTGCCATTACCAGTGAATCTCATACCTGACACATTATTGACGGTATCAACACTATAAGTGGTCTCGGTTGTCAATTCCTCTATATCAGCCAATGTAGGCATCTTCCATTCACTGCCCCAATTTGCTGTCGCAGCATCATCCTCAGGCAACAATTCAGTGAGTCCATCTGTTGAATTGTATCTGGTCATTTGAGAGCCATCATCGTTGCTGTATTTGTAGTGCTCCCAGTCAAATATCTTTCCCGTACCTACCTGTGCAGCGGTATATCCTTGAGTGTCGCCCCATTGAAAATACAAACCTGCATCTTCGGGGTTTTCAGCACCTATATTGCAGGTTGCCCATTTTTTACCCGAAGGCAATCCAAGGTCGACATATTCGTGTGAATCTCCGCCGTCCCAAGTTCCGCAGTCGATGCACATTTTTGCCGTTTCAACGAAAACAGCGCTTGTGTTTTCCGAGTTTTTGATAATAAGTTCAGCGGCTGAATCGCCTGAACAGTGTCTTACGGCGATTTCGCCGTAGAACAATGATTCCAACGGCACTTCTGTATTGCCGCTTGTGTGGAAGTTGATAAGTTTTTGGTTGTTTCTTGCCATGTTTTTATTCATTATACTTTTTTATTTGCTCTCTAATAAATAGTTAGAGACTTGAAAACAAATTCCAATTTTAAAAATTACTTTTACATTTAAGGACTAATTGTGTATTTGTGTTAACTGGTATATAATTGTCCTTTTTTTTGTTTTTTTTATAATTTTTTTGTATCTTCAACAAGAAATGTGGTTTAAAATAAAACATGAAAGATTATTATAATATACTCGGAATAACCGAAGAGGAAAAGAAACTTGATGAAGAAAAGTTCAATGCCGTGTGCAAGAAAAAATATCATGCACTTGCTTTGAAATTACATCCAGATAGATGGGTAAACGAACCTGAAAGTGAACAAAAAAAGGCTGAGGACCAATTTAAAGATGTAGCAGAGGCTTATGAAGTATTGTCAGACCCACAAAAGAGAGCACAATATGATAATGGTGGTATGGATTTTAATTTCGGTGGTTTTGACCCAATGGATATTTTTATGCGAATGAATGGTATGGGCGGTGGAAATCCATTTAAAAGTATGTTTAGGGGAAGACAACAACAGGTAAGAAAAGGAAGTGATGCACACGCTGAAGTTACTTTAACTATTGAAGAAGCATATAAGGGCGGCAAAAAGACCATACAGGTCCAAAAAGAGAAAAAGTGCCCACATTGTAATGGACATGGTAGCGAAGATGGTAAAGACCATAAATGTAGTGTTTGTCATGGAACAGGCATGGAAACTGAAAGAAAACAATTTGGCCCTAACCAGATTTTCACCACTACACACCCTTGTAGAAAATGCCATGGTAGTGGCAAAGATAATTCAGTCGCACCCTGTAAAGAATGCGGTGGCACGGGATTAATTAGTGAATATATAAATGAAGAAATCAAAATACCAAGAGGCATAGTCGATGGTATGGCATTTAGAATTGATGGTAAAGGAAATGCCTGTGAAGGTGGCGGAATTAACGGTGACTTAATTATCCATGTTAATGTTGTTGGCGATGGATATTTTGAACGCCCCGACCCATTTAATGTCATACACTATGAAAGTGTTCCATTTACCGAAGCATTACTTGGCTTTACAAAAGAGATAAAATGTGTTGATGGAACTAATATTACATTAAATGCCCATGAATTAACCAAACCAGGTGAAGCCTTTATATTTAAAGGTAAAGGTATGCCTGATGTAACAGGCAGAGGTAATATCGGTGATTACGCTGTAGTAATCAATTATGAATTACCAAAAAGTTTAACTGATGAACAAAAAGATTTATTGAGAAATTTTAATAAATAATTATAATTTTAATTATGGAAACAAATAAAATTAAGATTATCTTTCTTGATATTGATGGGGTTATCAATAGTGAGGATTGGTTTATGTCAGACAGAAATCCAGGTAATCTTAATGGCCAAGAAGGTGATATTGACCCATTATGTGCCGAAAGAATTAATAAGATATGCCAAGAAACAGGGGCCAAAATAGTTCTTTCAAGTGATTGGAGAATAAATTGGCCACATCGTATTGACAGGATTGAAAAAGGTGGTATTAATAAAGGCCTTATCATTGATAAAACGCCTGAACATATGTGGATTATGTCTTGTTGTGATGAACTTTCAGGATTTACTTCAAGAGGCTCTGAAATTGATGATTGGTTATCACAACACCCTGAATGTGAAAGATTTGTAATAATTGATGATAGAACAGACTTCACAGAGGAACAAAAATTAAACTTTGTCCATGTTAATTCAATGCATGGTATTGATGATATTGACGTGAAATTTGCGATTGAAATTTTAAATAGAAAATAATAATTAAAATTTTTAAATAAAATGAATAGAGAAGAAATAATTAAGAATTTAATTGATTTTATCGGGACAGACACTTCCAAAAAAAATGTTGAAAGCGTTATGAAATCTCTAACGGAGGATATTATTAAAGAGTGTTCAACAAGTGAAAATAGTATTATATGCATTAAACCATTTGTTGATGAAATCTTTAAATTATGCCCAAAGTGTAATTTTATTCCACTTGTGTATGAATATAATGATTACAGCAATTTGAAAAAATCAAAAAGTTTTGACAATCTCACAGAATTTATAAGCGAAGAATTGCTTAAAAGCACTCATTATATTCCACCTTATGAAGAAGATGATATGAAAATTCGTGATGTAAAGAAGATGTATAAATTGTGGAAAGAGGCAGTTGATAAATGTTGGATACAAGAGGGTGTTGAAGTTGATTATTGTGATTATACTGAGGAAACTTTTTATTCTGTATATGGCTATAGCAAAGCAACTGATAAAATTGAATATGTTGAAATAAATTAAAAATTAGAAATGGAAGATTTTAAACTTGGTTATGATGATGTAACAATTATCCCTGAAAGAATTACAACAATTGAATCTCGAAGTGAATGTAATCCTTATGATGAGAATGGATATTTGCCGATATTTGCAAGCTGCATGACCTCGGTTGTTTCCATGGAAAACGCAAAATGTTTTAACGAAAATAAAATTTATACAGTTATTCCAAGAAACTATTCATTGGAAGAACGTTTGGAATTTATGATTGACGAGGCAAAGACTGTTGGAAAATATAATTTTATTGCATTTTCATTAAATGAAACAAAAGCACTTTTTAATGATGGCGTTTTTGACGAAATATTAAATACTGAAAGTATAATCAAATCATTAAGAATTTGCATTGATTTGGCTAATGGCCATATGAAATGTCTTGTTGATTTGGTTAAGGAAATTAAAAAAGCCTATGGTGATAAAATTTTAATTATGACTGGTAATATTGCCAATCCTGAAACTTATCGAGATTATGAAGAAGCGGGTTTAGACTTTCTCAGATGCAGTATAGGTTCAGGAAATGCCTGTTTAACTTCGAGTAATCTTGGACTACATTATGGTGTATTTTCTTTGCTATCAGAGATTTATAAAACTAAAAAAGAAATTGGCGGTAAGTGTAAAATAATCGCTGACGGCGGTATACATGGATATAGGGATATCCAAAAAGCATTGATTTATGCCGATTATGTTATGATAGGAAGTATGTTCAATAAAACCATTGAAAGTAACGGTAAAACCACATATGGTAGTTTTTATTGGAATATTCGTGGCAATAAGATTTTGAGGCCTTTGACAACTTTATTTTACTATGGTAAAGAAATACCACAAAATAAATTTAAAGAGGTATTTAAATTAATAAAACAAGGAAAATTGACCGTTTGGAAACAATTTTTTGGTCAAAGTACCAAAATAGCTCAATCATTGATTAATCAAGGTAATAATTCCAATTCAAAATTAAAAACATCCGAAGGCCTTATTAAATATCAAAAAGTGGAATATGACCTTAAAGGATGGGTTGAAAATGAAACTGATTATCTTAAATCTGCCATGAGTTATACCAATTCAAGAACACTTGAAGAATATAAAGATTCACAATGGATTAAAATTAGTAAAATTGCATACAACAATTAAGTGAACTACCCCTCCCTAAAGTGAGGAGTGATTAATTAAATAAAAATTCAGCTAATGTTAGGTAAGGCACATCTGAAAAGGCGTGCTTTTTTGTTTTTAACAAAAAACTATTTATTATAAATAAATAAAATTATGGATAATAAACAGTTTATAATCGTAATAAGTATAATAATTGCGCTAATATTTGGCGTTGCAGGCTTTTTTATTGGTAGAAGCACGATTAATACTGAGCCAAAAGTTATAGTTAAATACATTAAAGGAGAAACAATAAGAGACTCCATTCCTTATCCTCTGCCTTATTATATAGAAAAGCCAGCTGATACCCTCAGTATAATAAAACAATGTGTCAAGGACAGTATATATAGCGAATTATTTCCTGAAAAAATCATAACCGAATACATTGAGATAACAAAAGAGGATACAACTGCAATAATGATGGATTGGGCTACAAAACGGATGTATAGTGACACCTTATTTAATAATGACACAACAGGAACCTGTATTGTTGACGCTACGGTACAATATAATAGAATGTCATTATTATCGTATCAATTTACACCTATACAAAAGACCGTGACAATAACAAATTATAAAACAAAGATGTTTAGCCCATATATTGGTGCAGGAATTTTAATTGACAATGATTTTAAAGACTATAAAAATATAATGCCGACAGCCAATATTGGATTTTTCATTAAGGAACGATATGGCCTTAATTTACAATATGCCAAATCATTTAAAACCAAAAACAATTTCTATGGCGTATCATTGTTATACAAATTTTAAGCAAATAAGTTTCTATTTATGAATAAAGGTATAAATATTATGAAAGAATTTTTTAAAAAAGTATTCAATTATGTTAATAATCTAATTAATAAATTAGATGAAGCGGGCAAAAAATGGATTGGTTTTGACGGTTTGTTAAACATGGAAAGTTTTGCATTAATTACAATTGTTTTCATGGTTTTTGCACCAACAGTTTTATCGGTTTGTATCTCACTTTTATTTGCATTGGCAAAATGCTATTATGATAAAAAAAGCAGTCATACAAAAGAATATCATGATTTGATTTGTGCTGCAATTGGTATAATATTTGGGTGTATTATAGGCATTGCATTATAATTGTTATTGAAAATTTTAGAACATGGAAAACGAAGTAATTTATATGATAGGTCCAACAGGTCCAAGAGGATGCCAAGGTGCTCCAGGTAAAAATGGTTCTACTGGTCCTACAGGTCCACAAGGAGAGCAAGGTTTACAAGGTCCAAAGGGATGTATGGGTAAATCAGGTCCTAAAGGTGAGGTGGGTCCAACAGGTCCAACAGGTCCAAAGGGTAAAGATGGTGCCGATGGTTCAAGTATGGTCGGTCCTACAGGTGCTCAAGGTGAACAAGGCCCTCAAGGTCCTACAGGTGCACAAGGCCCAACAGGTGAAATTGGCCCTACAGGTTTAATTGGTCCAATAGGTCCTACAGGTCCTAAAGGGTTAAAAGGTGATGATGGTGCACAAGGAGAAGATGGCCCTATGGGTCCTACAGGTGCCATCGGTCCTACAGGTTTAATTGGCCCACAAGGTCCTACAGGTAAAACAGGCGAAATCGGCCCCACAGGTGAAATCGGTCCTGAAGGTCCTACAGGTGCCGTCGGTCCAACAGGTTTAAATGGCCCAATAGGTCCCACAGGTCCACAAGGTATGGGTTTAACAGGTCCACAAGGTCCCACAGGTTCAGTCGGTCCACAAGGTCCCACAGGTCCACAGGGCAATGATGGAACAAGTGTTGTAATACAAGGAACATTAGAAGATGAAAGTGATTTGGAGGATATTGTAGACCCACATCCAGGTGATGGTTATCTTATAAATGGTGATTTATATGTTTTTAACAATAATCTATGGACAAATGTCGGTCCTATACAGGGCCCTAAAGGTCCAACAGGCGAAACAGGTGCACAAGGTCCTACCGGTGCTCAAGGTGAACAAGGTCCTCAAGGTCCTACAGGAAAAGATGGCCGAGACGGATTAGATGGAAATGTCGGGCCTACAGGACCACAAGGCCCTACAGGTTCATTTGATGGTGAAACAAGTTTTTTGACTGTGGGTGGTCCAACAGCAATTAACCTTTCTACACCTTTTTATTCCCCATCACAAAACAATATAAACATACCAACAGGTGATGTGATTGTTAATGATGTAAATCGTGGCACTGTTTTAAAACCGACAGCTGGTAATATTATTATTGATTTACCTTCGGCCATGATACCATTAACCTATTCAGAGTTAAAAGATTTACGAGATGCTGAACATCTTAACCCAGGCCATTTTTATCGTATTACAGACTATACATGTACTACGACACAAACTGATACACAATCAGCAGGGCACGATTTTGATGTGATTGTTTTTGCAATTGACGAGAAAACATTATCTGAAAATGCAGGTGCTATTATGCATGAAGATAGTGAAAGTAAAAATAAACCTCCTTATTTTGGTTATAATAATCTTAATGTATGGAAATTAAAATATTGCTTAGATAATAACATCAATAGGTTTAAATGGGCCGATGAAGTTAACGGTAAAGGTGTTATATATGAAATGGAGGATGAATTTGGTAACAAAGCCCCTTATGATTTTAAAAATATAATGTTTAAACGTTATTATATAGATAATGTAATTAGTGGAACCACAGGTGTAATGAGTTTAAAAGATACATATGCGGGTTTCTTAAATCCGGATATTGATAATGCGCATTTTCCGCATGAGGGTCTGGGTGGTGAGGTTTATCATTATAATGGTGCTTCTGCTTATTATTATACATTTACATATATTAAAAAAACAGATATAATAGATGGCTCATTAAATAATATTGATAATAATTCAAACGGACAATTTACTAAATATTGTTATGATAATATAATATTGCCATTAAGAAAAAATAATCAGGTAGGTAGTTATTATCGTGAACAAATACTTAACAACATCGTTTTGTCATATGATGAAAATGAAGGTATTACACATTATTGTTATTCCAATATGTTTAATTCTAATTGCCACTCAATGACATTTTTACCTGGATGTATTTCAAATATATTTGGTATTAATTGTTATAATATTGTTGCAAATATTGAATTTTATTCTAATGAATTTGTCAATAATTGTAATACGAATGTATTTGGTGCTTATTGTGCGTCTAATAAATTTAGAGATTATTGTCATGATAATAATACACAGGATGTTTTTACCAGTAATTGCTTAGGTTGTGATTGTATTAATAATACATTTGATGGATATTGTTTTTCTAATATTTTAGAAAATAATTGCCATTTTAATACTTTTGGCTACAATTGTTATAGTAATACATTAAAAATTGGTTCTAACGGTATTAATTTAAAAAATGATTGTAATTATAATATATTTAATACTAATGCATCTGATATAAATTTAGGTGAAGATTGTTGTTCTAATATATTTGGCATTAATTCCAAAAACATTATATTCGGTTCCGATACAGAACATCTTATAGGCCATGTACATTATTGTGAATTTAAAAATGGCGTTGAATGTGTAAAGTTAACATCATCACAAGTTACCTCTTCAAATAATGTCATTAAGAATTGTATAATCGAAGAAAGTGTTAAAGGTGATTACAATAATTATACCAATATATTAATTACTAACACCAACCAAGAATACGAGACACATGTTGGCAAAGATAGAAATGGTATAATAAAGAAATGGACACCAGCAGATTTAGTACCTTAACAAGTGGACTACCCCTCCCTAAAGTGAGGGGCTTCTTACTTGATTAATTAAAAAAGGTGGCTTATTTGCCACCTTTTATTTTTCCACCACATTGATATAATGTTCTTGTTCCTCTCTCTCACATCTGTCAAGCAATTCTTCATAATTAAAATCTTTTGATTTTTGTTTTGAAGATTTAACAAATACCAAGAACATGGATGTATAACTTCTTGAATGTACTTGGCCTGACTTATATCTACCTGAGGAAATAAGCCTTGCCTTTGCAAGCAATGTAAATTTATCAACCATTTTAAAACCAAGTCTTTGTGCCGCCATAAAACTAAACTCTTCAACATTATGCCTAATGCCGCCTGAAATCATTGATTGGCATTTAAAGATACAAACACCATTTTCTTTTAATACTCTGTATGCGGAAGCAAGCCAATGATAGTATGATAAATACAAGTTATCAACTGGGTAATATGCTGAAAATCTTTTATATATGAGGCTTGCTCCCTCTTTATTTGATACGGCTGATGGGGCATTTTGTGGAGAAATAACAAATGGCAAGTCAATTACAATTGAATTAATTGACTCATCTTCCAACGGCAAATCACCCCATTTTTCAATTTTAATTATATCTTCTCTTGTGGGGCATACATCCATTAATATTTTAGGCTCAGGGATATTGTACATACAATTGCGTTTGCCATTATAAAAACCAAGCGTACTTGCAGTTATATCACAATCAAATTGGTCCGAGCCGTTATTATATAACAATCCAATATTATGAAGAATTTCTGTTTGGTCATAAGAAAAATTCTTGATTATGTTGGCATTATTAAGAGTATTTTCTGTGTTTTTCTCTTCAATTTCAGGAATAATTTGTTCAATATTTTCCATGTTTTAAATTTTCTTTGTTAAAAATATACAAAAATTATTTTAAATTATAAATCATTTTTCTTGAATCAATAAGAATTTGATTGATTTTGTTATAATCAAGCTTATCAGGGAGTGTTGAAGTCAATACTAATTTATCAAATTCTTCTTTTTTGGTATTTACATATTTTGTTATTTCGTCATAACTAACCTCATGATTTTTGACACTTAATAGGAAATTTCTATCCCATGTTCTTTCAACATTAAATTCTCCATCACGAGCCAATTCAATTCCCGTATGTATTAATCTTATTGTCTCACACATATTTTTAGCGTCAAAGTTATAACCTTTATTGTCAGAATAACGAGTTTGGTTTCGTTTTTCTTTCCATTCACGCCATTCCTTATATTCACGACAATGAACACTATATCCGTCTTTATTGAACATCATATAACAAATAGGTGTCTCCCCCTTGGGTATTGAACAAAGTCTCACATCATTTGAATCTGTATCATTATTGCTGTTAACAACACCGGGATAACCAAAAAATTCTTTATTCTTTATTCTTTCTTTTATTGTTTGCATTTGCTCAATAGTGAGGAAATATTTAGCATATTTTGAAGTTCTATCATTTCGTCTTTGCCAAAAATCTTTTTCCCATTCTATATTTTCGAAATGAAAATAAGCGGCAAAATCATAATAGACACCATACACATCTTTCATGTTAGGTACATTAACAAGGCCACAATATTTTTGGTCAAGCCCATTTTCTTTAAGCCAATCTTTAAAAGGTTGAGAACCTTGATGTTTAAAAGTATAACAAAAATCAAGTACACCTTTTCTTTGGAAATTTTCAGGTATATGGCACTTTTTATTATATCCCGTAGCTTTGCGTATTTGAGCAATCGAATACCCTAGTAATGGGTTAAAGCATTCTTTAGACAAAAACATTTCTTTATTATCAATAATATGCTGTATTGCAGGGTGCACATCGCCGATAATAAACTTCTTATCAATAAAAAGACTTTCAAGTGCCGTTGGATTTGATTTCAATAACAATTCAATCCATCTACCAAATTCATAATAAGTTTCATCATTTTTTTCATCTGAAACCTGTTCAATATAATTTGACCTTAATCCGATTATATTTTCAATGGGTGCAATAAAAACACCGCCATAATCATAATCTGATTTACCTTCAACACCTATTCCATGACTCCAACTGCCTCGCAGATATTTGTAGCCAAGTAATTTATTGTCATTAAGTTCCTGTATTGTCATTTTATTTATTGTTTTTAACTATTCTTTTAAAATTAATTAGTTTACCATATTCATTAAATTCAAAAATTCTCAAGCCATAAATGGATTCATAAATAAAACGAGTAATATTCGTAGTGTTTGTATGTACATAACCACAATAATCACATTTGCCGTTAATTAAATTAGCACCACATGATGGGCATATTTCAGCTGAATTCGTGTTTTTTTCATCACTTCTTTCAACAAGGCCATACCTTTTATTTAATTGTGCAACTTCACTTATTGACATTCCAAGTTTGAATACAGAAATGTCAAAAAATTCATTAAACGCTTTTTGCTCTCTATCAATATCTTTTATTGCGCCACCACAACAAGCCAATAAAAAAGCGCCGAAAAAGATAACAAAGGACCAAAAATACCACCCGATTAAAACGGCAACAATGCCTACTATTGCACAAGCAAAAGCACTAAGATAATAATTACGACTTTTTTCTAACATTTTATTTTATTATTTTAAGTTCATCCTAATACCATACAAAAACCGTGCCAAAGTTTATTTAAAGCCCCATTTTTCCATATAATTAAAAGGTTTAGGAAAACCTTCTATCTCAATTGGCGACAAAAATATCTTTTCATCATATATTGGTATTGTATAACCTGAATTAGGGTTTACTTTTTCCCCTTTTTTAAAACGGCCCCATTGATTTAATTTATCTTCGTAGATTTCAAATCCTCTTTGAAAATCATAACCTTGTACAGATGGCATTAAAATTGAAAAACCTTTTTCTTTGACACACCAATTTTCAACAATAGCCTCATGACAATAATGTCCTGAATAAACAGCAACCACACTACTATATTGCATAAGACCAGTTTCGGTTAAGTCAGGATTGCTTTTAACGACAAAATATTTAATGTTGGTTAAAAGTTTTTCATATTTTTCACATTCTTCTTTGTTTAAGAATTCTTTACCGTCATTAGATTTGTAAACAGTCATTTGTTTTATAATTGCTTCCATAAATTATGATTTTAAATTTTCTTTAATTTCGTTGAATGTTCTTTTAATCCGTTCCATTTGGTCGGCTATATCACTGATATCACAAGATAGACCATAAATATTGTTATCAAGGGTTTCCATGGTTTCTTCAAGGTCATCAATATCAGCATATCTTTTATAGTGTTTCTCCCCAAGTAGGAACAGAATAATTTCTTCCATGTTTTCAGAAACATCAAATAATTTATAAGCCTCTCTTCCTGCTTTTTCATTAGCAGATTTTACTTTATCGGCAATTTCTTCATCTGTTACAAGAGACTTGTCAAAAAATCTAATGGACCTTAGTTCTCCTTCTTCTGTTGTATATGTGTAAATTTTCATAATTATAATTTTTTAAATTTTATGTTATCTTTAAATAATTTAAATCTTTCTTCCGTATCTACGATAAAAGTATCAAGTATATCTAATACCGTTTGCTCAAGTGCTATAAATTGTTCTGTGTTATCGTTATACCTATATTCAAATCTAACATAATGATTGATTTCGTCTAAAAAGACAAAAATGCAACCGCCACTTATAAATGGTTTATAAAAACGGTTAAAACCGGTCATTAATTCAATATAACCATTATCTAAAAGTGTCTGTTTTATTAAATTCATGGTTTTGTTTATTTAATGGCATAATGCAATTCCCAATCAAAAGGTAAGCGACTTTTAAGCGTTTCCTCATAAAATTTTCCTTCGACAATTTCATACATAATCATAAAAGGAAAAGGATTTTCAACACTTCCGTCTTCGTCATCACAAACAAAGAAAATCTTTCCTTCTTCAATTAAATCAATATTATCTTCAATAATCTGTTTGCAATCTTCCATAAAGGTATATCTTGCATAATTATCAAAATAAAACACATTTTTATCACTGTCGTACTTAAAACTATGTTCATTGCATTTTTTCAAAAGGCCTTCAATTTTATCTGTAAACTCTTTTGCGGTTTCTTTTTTTAGACGAATATTACCACGTCCATTAAAACATATTGACATATTTATAAATTATTAAACTATATTATTCTTATTAACTTAAACATTTCTTTACAATTGAACTAATAGTTTTGCCATCAGAACGACAGCCGATTATTGTTGAAGCCTCTTTCATTACTTTACCCATGTCTTTTATTGTTGAGGCATTCAAATTAACAATTATCTCTTTAACTATTTTTTCAACTTCATCTTCACTAAGTTTTTGTGGCAAATATTCTGAAATAATGTTTAATTCTGATAATTCTTTTTCAGCCAAATCATTTCGGCCATTTGCCTTATATATTTCAGATGTTTCTTGTCTTTCTTTCTGCATTTTCTGCATTATTTTCAAAACATCGTCATCAGTTAACACGCCCTTTGAATTCGGTGCCGTTTTAACTTTGCTTATTTCAGTTTTGACAAGTCTTAATGTTTCCATGCGGCAATTATCTTTATTCTTTGTCGCATCCATCAAATCCTTTTGTATTTTTTCTTCTAATGTCATTTTATTTTAAATTTTAATTTTTTATTCGGGAAAATTAATTACATATTGATTAAAACCATCAACAATTTGAATTTTATCTTTATATACAGGGCGCACAGAGAACCCGTTGTACCGGTAGTAGTTGTCGACGTAGACATCATCCCTGTCCCTAATGAAACTCAAATGCCGCGCATTGTAGACATTCTCACTATACAGCAAACCAGACCAACAGTAACCGTAGTCACCAATGTAATTGACTGAAGTACCGCAAGCGCTACCAGCAGAAGGGACAAACAACGTATTACCATTGGACAATGATGTAAACAATATACCCTGTACATTATTCATTGAAGTAAATTCATGACTGGTATTCTTTGAATCTATCAATTCACTTATCTCTTCAACTGTGGGCATCCTCCAATTTTCTCCCCAATTGACATAAGCAGCATCATCCTCAAGGTCAAGAACTGTCTTGCCATCGGTTTTATTGTATTTTGTCATACCATAGTCTGGAGATGCTTTACCATCATAAGAACCGAATTTGTATGTGTTGGTTCCACTTTCCCAACTGAATCCGTTTACTGTTTTGTCATAAGTGACAGCATCTTCTTGGTTACCAGTTACATCAAGTACAAATTGCTCATTCTCGTACTTGTAACCATTAACTTCTCCCCAAGCAAAATAATCACCGAAATCTTCAGGTGAATTGGCACCAATATTGCATTTGGCCCACAATGTACCACTTGGCAATCCAAGGTCAACATATTCATGGCCTAATTTAACATTAACAGTTTCTTTTTCCTTATTTGTTTTATTTTTCATAATTTGTTATGTTTAAAATTCTATTATTTGCTATTTCTACTATATTATTTAACTTTATATCTTCATATAATTTTGAATTATAAAATCTTTCTGAATTATGATTTACTTTTTCAGAAACGCCAAATGATGAAGTTTGTGTTTTCTTTGCCATATTTTAATTTATAACATTTTAATTTAAATTTACAAATTTTATTGAAAATAATCAAAAATATCATAGTATTTATTGAAAATTCTTTATTATGAAAAGAGACGAAATATTTAGACAACGGATTAATAGATTGATAACAGAAGAATTTGGGATTAATAATGATTTCGATGAAGTGGCTAAGGCAACGGCTAATTCAATTACCAAAAGTTTAACTTCATTAAATTTCACAAAACGAAATGACGGTACTTTAGTTAAAAATTACAAAGAAACTGTTACATTAAATAATAAAAGGGTATCAATCTATGTTACAAATTATTATTTTGAAACCATTGAAGAAAAAGAAGATTTTCAGGCAAATCATATAATTTTGCAATCTTATAACCCAATAACAAATATGATTATGATACCTTTATATACAATTGGTGAAAATAATGATTATGAGGAATTTTATGATACCATATACCATGAATTAGACCATTTTTTCAAGGATACTTTTTTACAATCGCCTAAATATCCTACGCCCAAATATCTTAAAGCAATCTCAAATTTAGAATCTGAAAACGAAATATCAAGAAGGATTGCAGAAGTATATTATTGTGCCGACAGAAATGAACAAGATGCCATGATTAATGGATTATACGGAAACCTTTCAAATGTTAATTATTGTGACGATTGGGCCGAAATACTTAAAAATACTGAAGCAGCAATTTGGATTAAAAAACTTTATGATAATTATAAATTCTTTAAAAGCAACGAAATTGATGAAAAATATCTTAACGGAAAATCAAAAGAATCATTTATTAACTTTATAATAAAAGTTATAAAAAGTTTTGAACGAAAATTCGCCCGTACAGTATTTAAACTTAAAAAAGATAAATTTATCAACGAAGGCGTTAGGCCACATATTCATCCAAATTCCAATATGAAACAAGGACAATTATTTTGGATTTGAATTTATTTTGTTATATAACAAATATTTTCTAAAAATTAGTACTATTTATAAAAAAATAACAATATGTCTAAAAATTTAACAACAGAAGAATTTATTGAAAAAGCAAGAAAAATCCATGGTAATAAATATGATTATTCCAAGGTGGAATATGTTAATAACCATACAAAAGTTTGTATAATTTGTCCTGAACACGGTGAATTTTGGCAAGAACCAGGTTCTCATTTAGAGGGATGCAACTGTAAAAAGTGCCATTATCAAAATTTATCAAAAGAAAAATTATCTTCTACTAAAGATTTTGTAGAAAAAGCGAAAAGAGTTCATAGAGATAAATATGATTATTCCAAGGTAGAATATGTGAATGCACAGACAAAAGTTTGTATTATATGTCCTAAACATGGTGAATTCTGGCAAACACCAAATAATCATTTAAGAGGTGGTGGCTGTATTAAATGCTATGATAATAAACGAGGAAACTCACAAAGAAGTAATACTGAAGAATTTATAAAAAAAGCAGTTAATATTCATGGTAATGTATATGATTATTCAAAAGTTAAGTATATTAATTGTGACACAAAAGTTTGCGTAATCTGCCCAAAACATGGAAACTTTTGGGTTAGACCTGACCATCATTTAACTTCAAAATCAGGTTGTCCTCAATGTAAAGAATCACATTTAGAATCTGAAATTAACAATTTTTTAAAAGAAAATAATATAAATTTTGAAAGACAAAAAACTTTTGAATGGTTAATTAATAATTTGACTTTATGTCATCAATTTATAGATTTTTATCTACCTGATTATAACATCGCCATTGAATGTCAAGGAAAACAACATTTTCAACCGGTTAAACTATTTGGTGACGAAAAAGAATTTGAAAAACAAATTGAAAGAGATAAACAAAAATTAAAATTATGCGAAAACAATAATGTTGAATTAATTTATTTTACTAAAGAAAAAGTGGATGATGAAAAGTATTTTACTAATAAAAACAAATTATTATTGTATTTAAAAACAAAAAAAGAGAACCACTAAGGTCCTCTTTTTTAATGATTTTTTAATTAAAAATACTTAGTTTTTAACCAAACTTAGTACTTCCTGATTGAGAGCTGCATTAACAATATCTTCCATTGAAGGCTGTACTGTATTACCATTTTCATCTACCTTTGTTGGTATATCCCCTCCGAGCACAAAACTTACGATAGCACCATCAAAGCCAGATAACATGTAAGTGCCTGAGTCTTCCATAGTAGATGGAAAATCGCTTGTTCTTGAATTGGAACAATACCACCAAATAATTTTAAAATCTTTAACAAACTCTTCAGGGAATACTTCACGAAGTTTTTTAATCGTAGCCTCATAATTTGTTTGCTCTGCAAGTTTATTATTTCTGTAAGTCCAACTATTTGAAGGATTGAATTGCATATCAGAGATTACGCAAATGGTCTTACAGTAGTCTTCAACCGGAATTTCGGGATGTTCTCTTCTTGTTTTGACAATTAAATTCACTAATGACATATAATCGGTTGACCCCCAAGCGACAGAACTACGAGCAATTTGTGTATACTTATCAGTAAATGTACCTGATAGAGTCATCAATCTTGATGTATTATCAAACATTGCAACTACATTATGGAATGCACCTTGATTCAACTCTGAGAAGTAGATACCAAGTGAAACACACACATCATATGCTGAAATGTTGTTTTTAGCATCAACCAATGAGGTCATGGAGCCTGATGTATCAAGAGCACAGAGGACATTTCCTTGTATTGCACCATTATTCTTTGATGCAGTCTGAATAAGTCCATCAAATTGCTTGTCAATTGTAATCTTGGTAGCCAAACTAGGATTAAGTTTGCACTCCTTAAGTTTACGGCCAAGTTCATAAGCATAACCATTAAACTTAGCTACAGGTTGCTTCTTCAACCA